CCCCGTGCCTACGTAGACCAGTTCACAGTTGTCAGACCCGTTGATCACCACCACCTTGTCGGTGTCGGGGTCGATCTCTCTGCCGGTCGTAGAGATGGCCTTCAGGCTCTGGCAGACGTTTGCCGAGATCAGGTACGGGTTCTCGGCGGTCCCCACGCCGGTGACGGTGATGCCGTCGCCCGCAATGAGCGAGCACAGACAAGTGGAAGCGCAAACGGAACAGGCCATGCCCGAAGTCTACTACGACTCTGGCTTCGGCTTCGGCTTCGGCTTCGGCTTCGGGGTTAGAATTGCGCCCTCGATCGAGTCGATCCGCTTGTGGAGGTTATCCAGTTCCCTCGTCACTACTCCGTGCGACTCGACCATCAGGCCCCTGATCTCACGCACCTGCTGGATGAGAGGCTGCTCATTCGAGGCGACGTTGTTCACGGCCCGGTTCACAGCACCGACCTCCAGTTTGATCCCGGGGAGGTCCGCACGGATTGTCTTGGCGACCTTACTGACGATCACAATCGCGACGGCTAACCCGACCATCACGATGAGCAGCCCGCTCTCGATCATTACCGATCCGATCAATTGGGGACACCGTTACCTGATCTGCGGGCAGTCGTTGCAGGCGTTGTTGACCTCGGCAGCGAACACGCCGCACTGCGGGTTGAACGACACCGACACGATCCGCTGAGCGGCGATAGCGATGTCGTTGGTCTGCCGGTTCACGGCGGACTGGGGGATGCCGAACGGGTTCTCGGCGGTAGCCGGGAGTTGCTCGGGGAGGAATACGATCGGACCACGGCGAATCTCAACACGGCCGGTGGCGTACATCCATTCACTTCCCTCAGAGACAGGCTCGCCGTTGGGGCCAACACCAGAGTAACCGCGGCCCGGGACGATGATGCTGTCCATCGGAGTGAACCATACGTTGCCCTCACGGCGACACACGTTCTCGTTCACGAGGTGGGCGAGCAATCGGGGCCGGATGTGGATCAGGATGCGCTCGCCGAGAATCTGCGAAGCGGCCTGCTCCAGCATGCTGAGCGCCATGTGCGGCTCGGTCGGTCCGGTCGTCACGGTCGTCTTCGTTACGGCCGGGTCGAGGATCGACAGGTTCCCGCTGATGCCGAGCGAGTTCTCCATCAGTTCCCGCTCCAGCAGGTACGCCTCCGAGGCGATCAGGTTGCGCTGCGCACGGCCGTAGAAGTCACGGGTGAGGCGGTTGAAGGTGCTTGAGCGGTCGATCGCATAGATGAAGAACGGGGAGACCTCGACCTGAGCGGGCGTGCTGGCGGCCACCCCGTACTGGTCCGGGGGGGGGCAGATCGTGTCGATGCCAGCCAGATCGCATGTCTCGGGCAGGTAGGCGTGGCCGCCTTCCCAGCGGGGCGTAGTCTCGTTGATGATGTCGGCGGATGTCAGCAGCGAGATGCGCGGCGGCAGCAGCGGCGGCGCGGGTACTGTAACAAAGCCGGGAGCGGCGGTGATTGATGCGGGCACGTTGCCCTAATCCTACCAGTCGGTGGTCGCCGCTGGTGCCGCTGTGTCAGCCCTGAAAGAACTCGGAGGGCTTGATGATGCTGTTCGCCGGTAGCGAGCCGATCAGCCGGTAGTTCTTGAGTTGATCCCTGCCCAACTTGTACGGTGCCCCGGTGCCCGGGTTCAGTGTGGCGTTGCCAGCGGCGATGATTGCGTTGCGGCGCTCGATGCTGGTGAGCCACTCCATCTGGCCGCCGGTTACGACGAACTGCTCGGGAGCAACCCAGTTCCCTGCGGCATCGACGATGCGTGCGATACGTGCCATGTCCTCCTCCTCTCGTGGCTTGATGATCTCTTGTATGTCGGCTGCGAGAAGGTCCCACGGGAAGTTCGGGCCGGGATCGGTGTGCCCACCGGAGATGTGGTACCCGTAGGTGATGTCGGCGTGCGAGCAGTAGCCTTGTCCACCGGCAGCGACCTGCTCGGGGGTCATCTTGACGAGCGGAAACCCGTCGATCTTCGACTTGTCGACGATGAAGTGGGCGACGCCCTTGATCTGCGAGCGGCTCATCGGGTCGAGCCACTCCTCCCGGGTCTGCCGAGACCAGCCGGGGATGCAGATGTGCCACATGTCCTTGTTGCACGGGGGGGCTGCGAATGGCCCATGGCTTGCCCCTTGCAGTTGCTCGTACGAGCCGGTGTCGCCGTTGGCGACTGCGTGGTAGGACGATCCGTAGAAGCCCGTCGAGCCGTCGGGCTTGGTGTAGGGCCGGTCACCGGGACGAGCCATGAGGCTGATCAATGCGGCCATGGTGTTGTCACCCGACTCCGAGGTGTGGACCACGACGCCACGCTTCCGAAGGATCACCTTGGAGAGGGAGTATCGGTCAGGGTTGACCGGGGGCCACGTGCTCATCTGTACCAGACTATCACCCAGCGTCGGTCAGGATGCCGACGCTACCGGCTGTGATCTGAACCTGTATACCCGAGGTGGTCGAGCGAAAGGCCAAGGCAATGTTTCCGTTAGCGCTCGGCTGGACGAAACCCTCGACCGTCCAGATGTAGTTCGTGTTGATTGCGGGCACCCCTGTCGCACCGGCAAGAACCGTGGCGAGTGAGGTGGCGTTCTGCGTGTACATCTGGTCTGTCCCACCGGTTGCCACAGCGATCTCGGTCTTCCAGCCGACATAGGTGGTGGCTGGTGGGCTTGAGAACCCGAATGCAACGCTTGTCGTGGTTACCGTTGACGCGTACACTCCCTGAAACTTGAAGTGGTACATCCGACCGCTCGTCACGGCAAAGGTGAGACCGGTGATCGCCGTGAGCGTGGTATTGCTGTTCGAGGTCTGGGTAGAGGTCCCCTTGACCGCCGAAACGACCGTCGGACCTGTGGCCCCAGTGGCCCCAGTTGGCCCAGTTGCGCCGGTGGCCCCCGTGGGGCCTGTTGGTCCCGTTGCGCCAATGTCACCGGTCCGGGCGAACGTGACTCCGCGGAGTTGGTTGTTCGACGGGAGGTTGCCCGCGTCGTATGTTACTGGTACCGTGCGCCATGTCCCGTTGTCAGTGATCGCTCCGGTGATGGTGAAGACCACGTTCTGCCCACCAATAGTGGTGAAGGTCAGGGTCCCGAGATTACCGGTGGTCGTCGAGTCGTCCCATCGAGCGATCTGAGTGGACCGGTCCACCGAGTCGCTGTCGGTCTCGGAAATGTACAGCGCTGTGATCGAGCCGGTGCTGCCCGAGTTGAATCGGAAGAACCCCGCACCGGGATCGGAAGCGGTGGTGGTGTTGGAGAACGTCCACGTTGCCGCAGGGATGGGGCCGGTCGGCCCGGTAGCCCCGGTGGCACCGGTGGGGCCAGTTGGCCCGGTTGGACCTGTGGGTCCCGTGGGACCGGTGACGGTCGATGCCGCACCCGTTGCGCCGGTGGGACCTGTCGGGCCTGTCGGGCCGGTGGGACCTGTTGGGCCGGTTACTGTTGATGCCGCGCCGGTGGGGCCTGTCGGGCCTGTTGGACCTGTTGCCCCCGTTGGGCCGGTAGCGCCGAGATCGCCGGTGCGGGAGAAGTTGAACCCGCGCACGTCGTTGTTGCTGGGGAGCGTTCCGGCATCGTAGGAGACCGGGATCGTGACCCACGAGCCGTTGTCGGTGATCGCCCCGGTGATCGTGAACACGATGTTCTGGCCGTTGGTTGCGATGATCGTGAGCGTGCCACGGTTGGTGAGGGTTGTGGAGTCGTCCCAGCGCGCGATCTGGCCCGGACGGTTCGTGCCATTGTAGTCGGTCTCGGACAAGTAAATCTCAGTGACACTCGCCTCGGTGCCGCTGTTGGCACGCCAGTACCCTGACCCCGGATCGGCGGCCGTGGTGGTAGTCGAGAACCGCCACGGCGGCACAGCAACCGGTCCTGTGGGGCCTGTTGGACCCGTGACAGTCGATGCGGCACCTGAGGGACCTGTCGGCCCGGTGGGACCTGTCGGCCCTGTCGGCCCTGTCGGACCGGTGGCACCAAGATTGCCGGTACGGGCAAACGAAATGCCACGCAGGTTGTTGTTTGCCGGGAGATTACCGGAGATGTGAGTGACCGGCACGGTACGCCACGTCCCGTTATCGGTGATGGCTCCCGTGATCTGGAACACGACGTTGGCACCGTCGGACCTCACGAAGGTCAGTGATCCGAGATCGCCGGGGGTGGTCGAGTCGTCCCATCTGCCAATCTGAGCGGAGCGGTCCACGGAATCAGCGTCGGTCTCCGAGATGTACATCTCGGTAATGGACCCCGCGGTACCCGAATTGAATCGGAAGAACCCAGCGCCGGGATCACTGGCTGTGGTGGTGTTCGAGAACGTCCACGTGGTGGCCGGAACGGGTCCAGTTGGTCCGGTGGAACCTGTAGCCCCGGTCGGCCCGGTTGCTCCGGTCGGGCCAGTTACGGTGGAGGGCGGTCCTGTCGGACCTGTGGGACCGGTCGGGCCTGTTGGCCCTGTGGCACCGGTTGGACCTGTGGGACCCGTGACCGTGGAGGCCGGTCCCGTCGGACCCGTGGGACCGGACGGCCCCGTCGCACCGGTCGGGCCTGTCGGGCCGGTGACGGTCGAGGCAGCCCCTGTCGGACCTGTCGGGCCTGTGGGGCCTGTGTCTCCGGTAGGTCCACTGGCTCCCGTGGGACCTGTTGGACCGGTGGGGCCTGTTGGACCGAGAAGGCCGGTGGCAGACGGGTGGTAATTCTCGGCAAGCACAGGGGTCGCCAGCGCAACCCACACTCCGCCAAGTTCCTCGTAGGTGACGAGGCCGATGGTCGTGTCCTCCCAGACTTGCTCGCCGGGACCGGGAACGCCGGTCGGAGCACCCGCACCCTGCACGACGTTGCACTGGAGGACTTGCCGACGATTGATTGCCACAACGTGCCCAGTCTACTCGGGCACAACGCAAAGGGCCGCCCCGAGGGGCGGCCCTTCACTCTTACTTCAGATCATCAGACGACGATGATCGGCGGGGTGCAGGTGCGGAGTTCCGCAGCGAACGGAGCGCTGCTGCCATCCGGGGTGATGTCGCTCACAACCGCGATCGACTCCACCTGACCGACGTGAGCCAGACCGTTGAACTCCTCCATCCAAATCTGGTAGTCGTTCTGGCTGTTCAGCGTCGAGTCACGCACGAGGCCGAGGTCCAGCACGCCGGAGTCGAGGTAAATCCACTCGCCCTCGGGGAAGAGGAACCAACGGACCGAGCAGGGCCACGTGCCGAGCGGATCGCCGTCCACCGGTCCGGGCAACTGATCGTCACCAGCGAACGTGTCCTGCGTCCAGATCGGCGACACGCCACGGATGCGCAGCCAGTCCTCGATCTGGGCGTCGGAGACGCTGTAGCGGGTGAGGCCGTCGCCCGGGTGCTGGGCAGCGATGTCGGCCTTGAGGACCGACTTCAGCCAGAACGGGGCCACGAGGCGCAGGTTCACGCCCGAGCAGACACGGTAGCGGCTGCGGAACGAGTCCACCGCGAACGAAATCTGCTCCAGCACCGAGAAGGCAGCGCCGTAGGTCTGGGCCGCAGTCAACTGAAGCGAGCCAGCATTCAGGGCCGAGATCAACTCCTGCTCCTGATAGCGGGCGAACTCGACGCGGGCCAACTTCAGCCACGCCTCGACCTGCTCCGGGTAGGTGCGGGCACCCATGTTGCCGAAGGTGAGGCAGGACGAGACTGCCTGCACGACCGCGGTGTCCTCGCTGCCACAGGTGACGTGGAGGCAGGGCTTGGGGGCCGTGGTGCCAGCGGGCGTCTGGTTGGTGTAGCCAGCAGCGTCCTGAGCCGCAGTGGTCACACGAGCCGAACCGCTGAGGTCACTCAACTTGGGCGGGGTGACGAAGCGGATGCCGCCACGGTCAGCCTTGAACGAGGGGAGTGCGTCACGCAGCGGGCGGCACACATCACCAAAGGTGAGGAGGTTGTACCACGGGGTCAGCGGGGCGCAGAGACCGCCGGAGGCGACGATCGCGCTCTCCGAGGTCACCGACTCGATGCGGGCGGTGTTCATCACCAGATCGTCACCGAGGATGCGCTCCTCCGGGTACTCAGCCTCGACCGAGGCCACGAGGAACCGTGCACCACTCGAAACGTCGGCGCTGCGGGTGTCGGGGTGGCGGTTGATGATCGCGCGGGCGACATCCTTCCACGAACCGACCTCCTGACCGCTCTTGAAGCCACGAACGTCGGCGGCGATGCGGGCAAGGGGCTTCGGCGCAGCAGCAGCCACGACCGGCTCGTCACCCTTGAGGCCCTTCGGCGAGATCACGATCTCGGGGGTGTCCTCGTTCTCGAACATGCCATCGGCCTCCTCCTCGTCGGCGTTCTCCTGCATCTTCTCTGCGATGAAGGGGGGCATCTTCTTGCCCTTCTTCTTCATGGCGTAGGCGAACTCGTCACCGATCGCCTCGTCGATGAACTCGTCATCCGCAGCCAGTTCGGCACGGCGAGCCATCTCGTCACGGACCTCGGCAACGACTTCCTTGATCGCAGCCAGTTCGGCCACGTCCTCGTCGGTCGACGCCTCAGCGCGCTTGGTCTTGTACTCGGAGACGAGCAGGGTCTCGAAGCGGACCAGTTCGTCATTGTCCAGAGCATCGAGATCAATCTCGAAACTCTCCTCGGTGTCGTCGAGGTCCTGTTCGTGGTTCTCAGCCATGGTGTCCAGTTTAGAGCCGCTCTCGTATACGGGATGACACAACTGTCCTGAAACACCAAGGACCCCTTGCGGGGTCCTTGGCGTCTTCAGGTAGCGAAGATCACACGTCGAGTTCGAGGTCCAGATCGAGCAGCGTCAGTCGGCTCTCGATGCTGAGTTCGGCACCGTAGGCGGCGACAGGGAACTCGTTGGCATCCTCCTCACCGCTGTCGACCTCCTCCTGCTCCTTCTTGGTCGGGAGCGGACGGCCGAGCGTGCGGTCGAGGAAGTTGATCTCCTCGGCACAGATGCCACGAAGGTACGAGGCGTAGGTCTGCACGGGCATCGTGAGTCGGGTGCCGAAGTTCATCGCCTGCTCCGAGATGGCGCTGAGTTCCTCGAAGTGCTCACGGGCCTGAAGCAGGTAGTTCTGGTCGAGGTCCGACGACCACTGAACGGGCTGCCCATATCCGAGTTCCTCGTTGCAGCCGCAGTCCTCCTCAGCCGAGGCGACCATCATCGGCTCGCCCTCTTCGGCCTCGTCCTCTTCCGTCTCCTCGCCCTCTTCGCACTCTCCGTCGCAGCCGCAGCCGCAGTCGAGCGACGAGGTGATCTGCCAAATCCACTTCTGTGTGGAGTCGATCCGCTCGGCGATGAAGTTGGCGATGCCCTGCTCGTTCGCAGTGTTGGCGGCCATGAACGCCGCCTGAAGCGATGCGAGGATTCCCTCCAGCGAGGGGAGCAGCACCTTGTTGATCTCCTTCGGCGTGTGGTTCATCGGGGCCACGGTAGGGATGCTCTTCATCGCAATGAAGTCCTCCTGAGTCGACGGGGCGTCCACACCGAGTTTGCGGATGTTCTCGGCGATCGGGTCGATCGATCCGTACAGATCGCTGTAGATCGATCCGTACAGATCGTGGTACTGGGCGAAGTCCTGACTCTTCACGTTCCAGTGGAAGCCGTGGACGGAGTGGTACACGGCATCGGTGTCGGCGAGCAGAATCTTCAGGCGCTCCACGAGCGCACCCTTGGGGGTCGAGTCCATCATGGCATCAACGATACCGGCGGCCACAAGACTCATCTGAGCACCGGCCACGATCGAGGCCTGCGCCCTCGGGATCGGGAACCCGGGCGTGTTGACGGCCAGCAGGCCGACCATCTCCAGCGAGCCGTCGATGTTGCGCCAGTCCCCCGACACACCCGCTGCACGGAGGTTGGCGATCTGAGCCGGAGTGGCGTCGGGGGCAAGCACGCCGGAGAACCAGATACCGTGCTCGTCCTCACCGGACTGGACATAGGCGGCGGCAAAGCCCGTGTGATCGTAGTGATCCTTTGCGGGCTGCGCCCCGAGTTCGATCGAGGCGTGGTTGGTGTTGGCAGTGATCCGACCGACGGGCACGCGCTTGCCGCTCGCGGTCACGATCTCGCCGGTGTTGAAGAACTGGTACCCGCGACGGGAGCGGGGCGGTGTCACGCACCGGTCCCGGTAACCGACGTGACACGAACCCCACACGGCCGCATGACCGTAGACCCTGCCGTCGTCTGTGACGGTGAGCGGGGTCGGACCAGCAAGATTCGGGTTGCCGAACGCCGCATCGGGCGGGGTCCAGCCCCGAGAGGCGGCGGCAGTGAGTGCGTCCTCCTCGTCGCTCTCCACGCTCTCGGTGTCCTCCGCCTCAGCGTCCTCCGTGTCGTCCTCTCCCTCGTCCACAGCGATCTTGGTGGCATTGAACGAAGCGTGCAGCAGTGCGGTCACGCCGATGATGGTCCCGGCCGTGAACAGTTTGCGCACACCGCCCTCGACTTCGAGTTCCTCCACGGCCACGCCGCCCACATCGGCCGAGACTCCAGAGATCGTGCCCTCCTTGATCAGGGCACGGGCCTCCTGTCCGGCTTCATCGCTGGAGAAATATCCCCAGCCGTAGATGTTGTTGCCCTGCCGCTCGATGCGGGTGATCGCCCCGATACCGACAGCGGTCTTGTGCTGGCCCTCGGCGGTGTTCGAACGGTTGAGGGTCAGCGGGATCGGCAACTCGCGCCACTTGATTGCACCGGCTGCGAACTGACGACCGTCAACGGTCGGGACCTCTTCCTGCGCGATCAACATGACGAACTTCCCGGCCGACGCTTCAGGCTCGTACACAAACTTGGGGGCCTCGCCCGTCACCGCTGCTACCTGCTCAGACATGCCCCCAGTTTACGTTCGGAAGCGTCAGTCGCCTGACGGCGCACGGACCACCAGCGCTTCGAGGTCCTCGCCGTGGGCCAGCGCCGCTGCTGCACGGTGGTGCCCGGTGAGCAGCACCTGACGGCCCGCTCGGTCCACGTACACGATCGGGTAGCGGTTGCTTGCCCTGTCCTGATCGGCTGCCAGTTTCCCGGTGCCCCGACCGGGACCGTCGAAGTAGAAGTCGACGTGCTGTCTGACAAGGTTCGGCTGCGTAGCGAACAGGAACCGGGGGTCAACCGGCTCCGGGCGTGGGTTCCGCAGCGCTGCACTGACAGCGTCCTGATCGTAGATCGGTCCCCTCGACTTCTTGTTGCGAGGGTAGACCGGCCACGGGACCGGGGTCGTGGTCATCGAGTTACCGAACAGGCCCCGAGTACCGTTCCCCCACGCCGCGTCAATCCGCTCGCGGTCGAGGCTTGTCATACCAGCGCTGTACGAGGTCCACTGTCCGTCCTTGTCCCGTGGTTGCCGGGAGTTGAAACCGCTTGCAGTGATCGTCATGGGGACACCCTCTCCGAAGTTGGGAATGTACGGTACCACAACGCACGCGCAGCCCCAGTGATCCCCGGGACGATACTTGGGTACCCTGAGCCATCGGTCCTGTGGCGATATGTTGAGCGCCTCGTCGTTCCAATCGGAGAACACCAACCCGTCCATCTGAAGGTGGCCGTTGAACGTGCGGCGAATCGTCTCCCCGTAGAGCCACAGTTTGTCGGGGCCTCCGATCCCATTGGCGGACAGTATCTCCCGGAACGTCTCGCCACCGGTGATCCCGGTCGAGAGCGGCACCTCGCCACCGGCCTGTCCTCCGAGAGCGCTGAGGACCGACCGGATGTCACCGAATTGGACCATGAACGCCGAGGGCGGTTTCAACCCGGTGCCCGGGACGTAGTCGGGCACCAGAAAGAACTCGCCCAACACGTTCACCCCGTTGTCCTGTTTGTTGAGGATGGTCTTCAGCGCCTCGACGTAGTAGTTACGGGAACGCTGGATCGTGTCCGCAACGAGCGGATAGAAAGTGCTCATCGGTAACAGATCGAGTCCGAACCCGGTACTGATCTCGTCGAGTTGCTCCCACAGCGACACCGCGAGGGCGAGGTACTCGGCCTCCATCTGGTCGGTGATCAGGGCCAGCGGATCGAACGCAGCGGCGGTGAGGCTCTGGCCGATCTCGTCGAGGTGCTTCTGAGCAAGCGACCGCAGAGCGTCCATCGCTGTCAACTCGATGTCGGCCAGCGGGTACCGGTACTCGTCGGTCACGAGGTTGATGCGAAGCGCCACCGCTACCTCTTGGTGGTCGAGTCCTGCGGCAGCCCGACCTTGGCACGGCGCTCAGCCGCAGTGGGGGGCGGCGCTGCCTTCGGACCTTGTGGTGCCTGATTCTTCGGGCCGTTGATCGTTCGAGGGCCTCGTGGTGCACCCGGACCCCTCGACTCCTGCTCGACTCCCGGAACCTCACCCGGGGCAGGAGACGGTCCGGGACCGCCTGCTGCGGCCGGGGGAGTTGGTGGCTGCGGCAATTCGCCCGTGACCGCCATCTTGGGATCGGCGACCTTGAGGCCGACCCGCTTGGCGTACTCTTCCTCGTCCGGGGCATCCGCATCGCTGTAGCCGTTCTCGCGCCGAAGGGTGGCGTCCGAGATGACGAGGCGGTCGTGGAGGCCGAGGGCCTTGTCCGCCTTGTCGGGCTGAATGATCAACTGGCTGGCGTCGTACCAGACCATGATGTCGTCGGGGTCCTCGACACCGGCCTCCTTGCAGGCCACTCGAACCTGCTCGGGACTCATCATTGCGATGGCCTGCTTCAGGTAGGTCCTTGTCAGGGCATCCGCAACGAGTTCGGCGAGGGGCTGAATGTGCGCTTGGAACGTGTCCTCCTTGATCGCCCAAGCGGTCCAGTGCGTCGCCTCCCCCGAACCCAGCAGAATCTCCTTCGGCAGTTCGAGCGTGTTGGCGATCTGCTCGATCGCCACCTCAATCGAAGCGTTGGCGGCCGAGGTATCAAACGAGCGGGCCATCTCTTCGTAGCGAATCTTGTTGACCACGTCGGCCGGACCGATCAGCACCAGCGGCACCACCGCCGAGGGGTGGTCCTCGTCCGCCAGCGGTGCGGTCATCGACTCGGCGAGCGCCTGATAGAGCGGGTTGCTCTGCATGGCGTCAGGGTTCTGGCCCTGATTCTGCCAAGCCGGGGGGACGAGTTCCTGCGGGAGAGCGAGGATACCCGAGCCAGCGAGGCGGGACCGGGCGATCGCCCGCTCCGCCTTGTTGAGGGTGACGACCTTCTCCAGCAGTTCAATCGCCGGTCGAGTGCCCGAGTCAGCGAGTTCGCTGTACTCCGGGTGCTCTTTCCAGATTCGGATCGTCAGCGCTCCGTCGGGAAGTGGGGTCGGCAGTGCGCCCGGGAGCCGTCGGCGCTGGAACTTGCCGCTACTGCCCGAGGTGGTGAGTTCGGAGATCGAGACCGCATCCCAACTCTGTACCACCTTGCCGGTGGCGAGTGACTCGGCTGCACCGACCATCCAGACCTCACCGCACAGGAACACGTTGCGGCCGATCTGCCGGAGCAGGCCGCGCTGCCCGCCACGGGGTGAACGGATGTCCCGGACAGCGTCGGCGAACGTGCCGGACTGGATGATCCGAGGCTCTTGGTTCGGGTTGTCGAGCGGGGGCCGCTGCGCTGCCACCAGTTTCACACGGGAGAGCGCCGAGCCGACGTAGTTGGCGGCGTACCACAGGTGGCCCTCGGCGTCGTAGAGACGGTACGCACGGGTCTGCCACATCTGGCGCTGCAACTGCAACTGCACGGCGTCGAGGTAGTTCGAGACACGGTACGTGGCACCCGAGGCCACGATTGCACCGATCGGTTCCGGCTGTTGCGGTCGCCTACCGAACAGCGCCATCAGACGACCTCACCGTAGAGCGAGTCGAGAATCTCGGCGGCCTGCTCTTGCGGGACGGGAACGAGATCAGCGGACGGTCGCAACCATGCCCACACGACAGGAAGACCCCCTTGAATGAACGGGCACGGGGGTCGGGACGATCCGCACGAAGAGCAGGCCATAGGGCCAGTCTATCTCAGGCGTGCTTGGCAAGGTACCCGCTTGCGATCCGGCACGTATGAGCGAGCGCCAGCCCGATCACGATCTTCGGTACCCAGAGGAA